ATGCGGTATCAACAACCGCAACTGTCACTGTTTTTATCAGAAAAAATGGCTCTGACGTTTTGGCTTCTAGGTCATTCAATGTGACAAGCAGTGGGTATCACCCAATATCATTGGTTTACATTGATCAAGCATCAGCTCTAACTGATTATTACGAGGTATTGGTTGGCACAGACCATAACCTTTACGTCGATCAAGGTTCCTCATTCTCTGTCCAGCGGATTCAGGCTTAAACCATGAGCGAACGCGCACCACGCAGGTACACGGACGGATCTGTCACCTTCGATGGTGGCATTGATGCTGGCGTGATGCCTTCCGAAGTGGACAAGAATCAGGTTGCGTTCGCCGTCAATGCCAACTTCCGCGAGGGTTTCATCTCGCCTCGCCCCGGCTTTATTCAGAAGGACTACGACCTCTGTGTCACAGTCACCGCTGATAACGCCGAGATTACCGCTGACCAAACGAACGTGACGGCGGATGGGTGGTCAGAGGAATGCTACGGTCCTCAGGGTCTAACCGGCACGTTCCAATGCGCTTTACCATACATCTCGGACGATGGACGCACGTTCATCCTGCTGATGATCAGTGGTAAAGTGTGGCTTTACAACTGCGCTCAAAATAACGCTCAGAACCTCACAACCTCTCCCGACCTAGAGAATCCTTCCAACCTGCTCGATGGCTGGATGGTTCAGGCTGAGAACTTCGTCGTCATTCAGGATGGGTTCAGTAAGCCGCTGATCTTTAACGGAACAAGCCTGCGCCGAGCTAAGGACGACGAGATTAAGACCGGCAGAGTTATGGCCTACGTCAATGGCCGTATTTGGTACGCGCTTCCGAACGGGTTTTCATTCCGAGCTACCGACATTGTTTATGGAGACGGTACGCGAGCCAGTGTTCTCAAAGAAACCGAGAACACCTTCCTCAATGAAGGCGGAGACTTTTCGGTTCCGTCAGATTCAGGAGGCATCACAGCGATGGCCGTCCCCGGCGATCCAGATACGTCGCTTGGTCAAGGACCGCTTCTTGTCTTCACGCCTCGATATGTTTTCAGCGTCCAAGCCCCTGTAGACCGCGATGTCTGGAAGAACCTGAACTATCCGATTCAGGCTATCAGCTTGCTGACCAGCGGTGCGTTAGGCGCACGGTCGGCCATCACCGTCAATGGCGATGTCTTCTACCGAGCTATCGACGGCATCCGCTCGTTCATCATCGCTCGTCGGTCATTCAGTGACTGGGGCAACACGCCTATCAGCGGGGAGATGACGCCCATCGTTGAGAACGATCAGTCGAGTCTCTTGTGGGCCAGTTCTGCCGTCGTCTTTGACAATCGGGTGCTGATGACTTCTCAGCCTCGATTCAATTCTGAGGGTGTGATTCATAAGGCCATATCTGTTCTGGATATGGAGCTTGTCACCTCGATGCGGAAGAAGGCTCCTCCGGCATGGGCTGGCATCTGGACCGGCCTGAACATCTTGCAGCTCGTCAAGACCGAGAACGCTTACGGGGACAACTGCTTCGCAATCGCTCGCGGATCGGATGACTCGATTCAGATTTGGGAAATCACCAAGTCCGAGAAGTTCGACATGAACTTGAGCGAGATTCCCAAGAAGGAAATCGAGTGGCAGGTGCAGACCCGCGCCTACAACTTCGAGGTTCCGTTTGGTCTGAAGCGGCTCGATTCCGGCGACTTGTTCATCGACAGGTTGGAAGGCGATGTCTCGTTCAACGTCACCTATCGACCTGACCAGTATCCCGGTTGGATCGAGTGGATTGACTTTGCCGAATGCGCGACTGTTACGCAGTGCTTTGATCTTTGTCCGCTCACGAACTTCAAGCCGCAGTACCGGCCCAAGATGCGCTTCCCGACTCCATCGGATGCGCCGTGTAACGCGACGATCAGCACTCCCGCTCGGAATCTTTACGAGGTTCAGGTGATGCTGAACATCATCGGATATTGCCGGATTAAGAGTCTTCGAGTTCACGCCTACGACATCCAAGAGTCGAGTGTTGGAGAGTGCCGGACGGTCTTCCCTGCCTGCACACCGCTTGATGTCTGCGATATCAACCCGCTGACCTACACATCGGAATAGCCTAACAATTATGCCAAACCTTACGCTCATCACTCTTACTCCGCCGAGTCTGCCGGTTGGATATTGTCCGCTGAATTACCAGACGTTGGCCAACGATATCATCAGCGGCACTCAGGCGACGTTCAACAGCTCGATTGGAAACTCGTTCTTCAACTTTGGATCTTCAACGCCTGCGCTGAACAATCAGGTTTATCCGTGGCTGGATGAGAAGGGCAACTGGTGGGTGCGTGTTAATGGATACTGGGCAAGACAGCATCCGGTTGCACCCAACAGCTCCGAGCGTCGTATCTTTGCTGGTACTGCCGCAGACATCTTGAGCTACGACGGTGGCGACGGAACTGCTACCGCTGCCCTGATGACTGGCCCAATGTGGGAGATTGACACGAATTTTGACGCTCGATTCCCGGTTGGCGTTGGAGCGTTTGCGGCGAGCGGAACCGTGAATGTCAATGGCACCTCAACGACCACATCTGTTGTCGGAGAGGACAAGCACACGCTTATCGTCGCGGAAACTCCGTTCAACGAACACACGCACGGCGTTGCTCAGTTGGCCATCCCCAACAACGACGACTACTACCTTGTTGGAAAAACTTGGTCCGGCCTTGGATCTTATCCCTCCAAGATTATTCAGGGTGCCGCTGGAACAGGTGGCGGCGGAGCAGGTCCGAGCATTACAACTGGTGAAGTTGGAACGACCAACGCGGACAAGACTGGCAACGACAGCCAGAACGCCATCGGGCATAACAACCTTCCGCCGTTCTACGGTGTGTACTTCATCAAGCGAACCATCCGAGAATACTACACCAAATGAAGCTGATCGTTCAGGACATCCGCTCGACTATCGCTCGGGTCATCGGCGTATGTGTCGATGATCAGCGCGTTTACGACTACATCAACCAAGCGTGTCGAAGGCTTCTGCACAAGGGGCTGTGGGCTGGTGCGTATGGGCGGTTCACGATTCATACGGTCGGCGGTTGCATCACTTGGCCGCGCCAGATCGAAACCATCGAAGCTGTCGCCGATTGCTGCGGAGTCGGAACGGTTCGCAATCAATGGTTCGAGTTTCAGGAAACCGGCTATGGACTGCTCAACTCAGGAGACGCTTGCGTCGGCAAGCAGCTTATTGACCGTGGCACTGTCGTCTCTTACCGCGACATGTCTGGTGGCCTTAACAGCTACATTCGAGTCTACCCTGGTGACGCTTCGGATGTCGGCAAGACAATCACCCTGCAAGGAGTCGATCAGAACGGTCAGTGGATTCGAACGCAGTCCGGCGGCGCATGGATTGACGGAGAGAAGCTGACGCTCGCTTTGCCGTACGTTCAGTCCACCAAGAAATTTACTCAGCTTACCGGCGTAATTCGCGAGGCGACGAACACCGCAAGCCGACTGTATGAGTATGATGCGACTGCGTTGTCCGAACTCGATCTGGCAGTTTACGACCCTGATGAAACTTTGCCGCAGTACCGTCGGAGTCTGCTGACCGACCGCTGCCACAACGACGAGGATAAGCCGGTGACGGTCATGGCGAAGATGCGCCATATCAACGCGACGAGCGTTAACGACTACCTTATTCCTCCGTGTCCTGATGCCATCAAGCTGATGGTCATGGCGATTCGCAAGGAGGAGAACGATTTGATTCAGGAAGCAGTGGCCTACGAAGCTAAAGCGGTTCAAGCTGTGCAGGAGCAGACGATGCAGTATCTGGGCGATGCTGTCGCGACGATACGCATGGTCGGTGTAGGATTAAATGGCGGTGGATTCTCGCAATGGTTCTGAACCAAAAGGATAATTTATGGCAATAGGACTTGGAGCGGCAATTTTAGGTGGAGCAGGAATCTCGGCAGCGGGAAGTCTGCTCGGCGGACTGTTCGGCGGAAAGAAGCCGAAGGTTCCCGAGCTGAAGCCGATTGATTTCGCGCCAGAACAGCAGCAGGCGATTCAGCAGAACATCGCGTCGCTTGAGCCTGCTACCGAGTTGGCCAGAAAGACGACCGCCGCTGAACAGTCTCAGCTTGAGACACAGCTTCGTCGTGCGATTCCTGGCTATGATCAGCTTGTTTCTCAGGCTGGACAGAACATTGCCGCTTCTCTTCGCGGTGAAATCTCGCCTGAGGTTTCCGCTCAGGTTCAGCGTTCGACCGCTGGACGCGCTTTGTCTGGTGGATTCGGCGCAGGATCTGGATTCGGCCGTGCGCTGACCGCTCGCGATTTGGGTCTGACCGGCATGCAGATTCAGAATCAGGGTCTTGCTCAGGCGCAGAACTTCATCCAGCAGCAGCGAGCGTTCGGCATGGTTCAGCCGTTCTCGGTGAGCAGCATGTTCATTACGCCAGCGCAGCGTATTGGAGCGATTCAGGAGCAGCAATCTAGAATGTACGGTCGTGACTTGACTGCCGCTCAGGTTGCTGCCGCTCCTTCTCCGATGCAGCAGGCGGCTCAGACTGCGTTCACGAACTTTGGAGGGACTGTTGGTGGCGCGCTGTCGCAGTATGGGATGTAT